TTATCAAACCAATCCGGCAAGACTTCTTGTTTCTGATTCTTGTTGTATTTGCCGTAAGCGGGCTTGTTATACTTCTGTTCATTTTGCTTTCGCCTTTCCTCTTCCGCTGCATTCACATCAGCAACCGTTTTAAATCCTCTTTCTTCCCAGTTTCTAAGAATTTTATTAACGTATGCATAATTACGTTTGTTAGCTCCTTGTTCGGAAGTAACTTCCAATGCCTTAAAAACTATTTCTCGATTACCAGAAAAATCATCTGCCCATGCAAGTAGTTTTTCTTGCTCAATCGGTAGCATCATTCCGAATCCATTTTGTTCCCAAAAATCCTTGAAATTTAAATCGCTGTTGTTGTTAATATCTTTCTTTAATTCTTTAATTCTTAAGTTCTTTAATTCTTGTTTATGTCCCTTTCGTTGTACCATTTGATGTTCTTTCGTTGTATCTTCCGTTGTGTCAATCGTTGTCCCTTTCGTTGTTCTTATTTCCTCAGAAATTCCTTGAAAGTCGTTGTAATTACTGATTTCGTACGTTGTCCCTTTTTGTCTACTTTTAGTTATCGTTATCATGTCATTTTTTTTCAATAGTTCTAAGAACTTTCGAACCTGTTTTCTGTCCGCATTCCATCGATTTGAAAGCCATAATTCAGATGTATGTTTTTGTCCTCTTTTTATCGTTATTAACTCTCCGTTTATCAAAATATCCCTATCTTGGTGATTGGCTAAAAGGAGCAAATCCAACCACCATTTTAAATATTTTTCATTCTCCCAAATCCAATGTTCTTGTAGAGAACGATAAATTTTTATCCAACCACTAGACATGCTCCTTTTCTCCTTTCATTTAGATCATTGACCCTTGAACCTCCGAACCAGCTTCTAACGTGTCAGACGGCGTTATGGGCGCATCTATGATATCTGGTATTGATTCATCTTCTGTAACGTCTTTCCGTTCTCTTGGCTCTGCTTCGTCCTCTGTGACAGCTGTTTGCATGTCAATGGATAAAATACCCCACTTGCTTAACATATTTCTAAGAACGGTCTTTTTAGCCATCGCATCATAATCTTTTTTCCAGCCAAAATCTGACTTACTAAATTTCTTTTTATGTGCTTCAATTTCTTTGCGTGTCCAATATACTGTTTTTTCAAAGCCATTAATTAATTGAAAATATCCACAGTAACCGACAACTTTTTCACTTGTGTTATTATCTAAATCAAGCTCTATTTCTTCAGTAAGTCGATTCCACTTCAGTAACTCGCCTTCTCGTACTTCAATAACATTAATACTTTTATATTGTCCAGTTCGTAATGCTAACTGAATGTAACCTTTATAGCCTAATTGGAATTGTGCTTTGCCTGCATAAGGTACAATCCACGCATAACCTAGATTTTTGTCAATCGGTAAATCTAGCGTAGCGGCAACCATGGCAGAAGTAACAACGCTCATAGGTTCCGCTTTTTGTAAGTAGTCATCACCGTTATAGAGATTTAATAGTGAAGTTAAAAATTGTGGTGCTTTTTTGTCCAGTACATCTTCAAATTTTTTGCGCATTGTTGGAGCTTCTAGTAGACCTTTTAATCCTAAAGATTGGGCTGTCGCGACCTGTCCCCCACCTTGTTTATTTGCTAGTTGATTTTTTAACGCTTCGTTAGTTGCCATGTTTATTTAATCTCCTTCACAGTGAATTTTCTTGAATGACTTTCCATTAAAACGGTTAAATAAATATCTGAGAATTTTTCTTTTAGTTTTTTAGTATCTACACGCTTGCTAGTCATTGATTTCCAACTAACCTCGTAGTTATCAGATAAGGCTTTTTCAGCGCTTTCCATGTGACCTTTGATATTATTATCAATTTCTTTTTTTCTTGTCTCTAGAAGCTTTATATCACGTTCTAAATTAGCTCTTTCTGTTAAATACTCATTAAATGTTTTTGGTAGAATAATTTGCTTATCTTCGGACTTAGCAAAACGATCTTTTAAATATTTTTCTGCTGCGCTTGAACCGTCTAGTGCTGGTGCTAATTGTCCTTTTACGTTTGTTTCCCAAAAATCTAACTCAAAAGCAATAATTTGATTTATTAATTCTTCGTCACGATCAATCTCTTTCCAAATAAACTTGTTTCCACCAATTAAAACAGCTACATAAGCTTTACTTTTTCCTGTTACCGCTAAATAGTGTTGTATTTGCACTAAATAAGTCGCTGGAACCTCATCCGACTCCCATTCTTTCGCAAGATAAGCTGAGGCTGTTTTACATTCCAAAAGTGCGTCTTCTCCTACGATAAATCTGTCAACGTTTGCAAGCATGAAATCATGTTCTGGATGCTGATACATCATATTACTACGCCTAACTTTTTTGCCTGTTCTCTTTTCGAATTCCTTTGCTACAACTTCTTCCATTTGATTTCCCCAGTATGCTGCTTCTCCCTCTGATTCGTCTGGTAATACTTGACCCGTCTTATCTAGCCACAGCTCGAAAGCTGTCTTATATTTGTTTAATCCCATGATTATTCCTGCGTCACTGCCACCAATACCTTGCCGACGAGTTAACAACCATTGCGTCCTATCCATATCTTTGATGCTTGTTAAGATATGCATTGTTTTTTCTTTTGAAACTGCCATCATTTTACCTCCATTGATTTATTTAAGGGTTTGAGGTATAATTTTATTAAGTTAATATCTCAAATCCCTTAAGCGCGCACTGCTATGCGTGCTTTTTTAATGCCTAAAATCGTCGTTCCAAAGATCATCAACCACAAGCGGGTTTTCAACCACTTTTATCACTTCCTCTCAGCCAGTAGCCTGCGATTACAGACATGAATGAAACTAAAATTATTACTGCAAAAACATCCATTAGCGCGTGACCTCCTCATAGCCTTTTAACTTCAATTCTTCGATATAATCCGTCATTTTCTCGCAACCTGTTTCAATTAAAGCTATTCTCTGTCTGAAAGCCGGATTAGCTATCATTTTCGTTCTGTCGTCAATGAAAATCTCGCTATTCCCGAAAATCGTCTTTTTACGAAAAATTCGCTCCGCCATTTCTTCAACCTCCTAAAGTAAAAATATTGAAACCAAGTAATATATATTGAGTAACAACAACGCGCCTGCAATTATCACTAAAACGCTGAATAAAATTTGATTCTTCATCTGTTGACCTTCATTCTGAAAATTTCTATCCAATGTTCTTTAATAAATTTCTCCATGCGTTCCGGCTCGATATACCACTGCTTTCCTTTACCATCTGCATATACTACAAACCCGCCTTTTGTTATATCTAATTCATCTACAAATCGGGGGTTGTTCAAAACACAATCACGGGCAAAAGATTTTTCCAAACCTGTTTCTCGAGCAAAATCATCAAGTCCCCATACCAAAGCCATTTTTATCACTCCTTTACTAGTCCAGACTTTAAATAGTATTTATCTCGATTTTCTAAAATTTGTTGTAAATTAATGTTGAATGCCTTCGCTATACTTGTATTTAGCGTTAACGCTGTTGCGATCACATCTGTTATTTCTGCAATAGCTTGTTTAGCGGCTTCTCGTTGTAACATGTCACCTTTTCTCAAGCAGTATGTCATCGTTTCTAATCCGCTTCTTAACGCGTTGACTGCCTCTGCCGCCTCTAGTTCAAAGCGACAAGTTAAAGCCGCGTGGTGACTGTCTAGACCGTTTAGTAAAGGTGGTATCATTCCATTTGAAAATTCATGTGCGAATAAATAAGTACTCTGTGGTTCGTTATAGCTGTCGATTAACTGTTCCGCTTGTTCAAGTGAAACCGTTCGTTTACCTTTCGTCTGATTACTAATTAAGGCTGGTGTTACATAACTATCTATCGCTAGTTCTTTTTGCGAATGAGTTTCTGCTAAAACTCGCATCGCATTTTGTGCATATGTTGATTTTTGAAACATAATATCTCAATCCTTTTTTGTTATTTTTTCAGCGACTAATTAACAACTTATCGTTATATACTATTGTTAGTCGCTCCCCAGTGACTAAGTTGTCTGTAAGCACCGTTGTGGTAGGCGGTGCTTAGCTTAAAACTAAACCATGTTCTTCAAGTAGTTTGTTTAATAGGTATACTTGACCTTTGCCGGTTACTCTCGGCGTGTATGTTGTCACCATTAATCCATTCCTATCTGTATGAATATGCGTTTTTTGCTCGAATAATCCCAAGTTCATTGCCTTTTGCGATGGCTTGTTATAATAAGTCCCTTTATTTAGCAAATATCCGCTTCCTCTTAGCCATTCAAAAAGCCTGTTCTGCCCAATATCTAAGCCATTTTGTTTAAGGATTGTCGCTAAGTCTTTTACTAAAACTGTATTCTCGCTCGTTTGTACAGCATCTGCAAAAATCACTTTCGGTTTTTGTTCCTCGATTTGCTTTAATGCTTCTTGCTTCTCTTGTTGCTCCTCAATCCACTTTTTAGCTCTAGCGACTGGGTCATCTATCATGTAAGAAAATGCTGGATATTCAGTTGCTAATTTCCTCGCTTGTTTTTCTACTTCAATGAAGTATTTTCTAATTGCTCGACCCATTTCGTTGTTTTGTACCATTGCTAATTCTTTAGCAGTGTCTAAAGTTAGTAAGTATTCTGTTCGAGGTCTGCCAAATGTACTTTCTCCCAAAATTGGGAAATAGTCTTCATCCTTTAAAAATCCGTAATTACTAAACTTATCGGTAATCCAAGTAGCAAATTTTTTACCGACTTGCAAGCTTTGATGTAGTTCCCGTGCATTTACAAATTTCTCGCCTTTTTCATTTTCTAAAACTGGTAACATTTCATTTGCAATTACTTGTAAATTTGACATTTTGTTCTCCTTTCTGTTCGCCCTTTCACAGTGTTATAGTTTTTGTGAAGGGAGGTGGGTAAAATGGGAGTTAAAATTAAATTTGATTCAAAAAAATTAGAGAGACAAATTAAAGAACAAAGCCTAAAAATCGCCAAGGAAGATATTATTAAAAATGGAACGGAAGGGACCTGTCCCGAATGTTCGCATGTATTTACAGTTAAACCCGGAGTAAACACATGTCCCGATTGCGGGAATGAATTTACTGTGAAAATCACGTAAATCACTTCACCTTAATTTCTAACGAGTTTATAGTGTTAGCCAAGTCTTCCACCAAAGATTTGGCTTCACTTAATCTCTTTTCTAACAAAGCGGCGTTTTCTATGGAATCCTCTACTCCATTCAGCTCTACTTCCATTTCGATGATTTTTAGCTCTTGATCTT